AATTAACCGAAGTTGTAATGCTTACTGTTTGCGAATTAGCCGAAGCGATTGAAGCCGACCGAGCTGGCAAATGGTGTACCGAAACAGATATTTTACAATACAAAAATATCAGTACGCCCGAACGCTTTAAAGAAAATATCAAAGACACGGTACAAGATGAAATAGCCGATGCGATTATAAGACTATTAGATTTTAGCCATAAGTTGAATATTGATTTAGATTTTCACATCAAAGCAAAATTACAATATAATGCTTCAAGGCCTTACAAACATGGTAAATCATATTAAAAAACTATGACACGTACAGAACAGCTAAGATTAAAAAAGATACTTGAATACAAAAAAGGCTATTTAGATGCTTTGTTGTGGATTCAAGATGAAGAACCTTACGATGACGTATTAGAATTAAGAATTGACATTTTTACACACAAAATTGATGAACTTAAAAATAAACTGAAAGGACATGACGAATGACGAAAAAAAAGCGGCACTAATTGATAAGATTGGTGAGCAAAAAGTAAACGAATTAACACAAAACATTTGGCTACTATTAGGCGCACTAAGCACTGCAAAATATGCTATTGCACAGTTTGAACCTAAAAAACTAAAATTTGAAATGAAAAAACGGTTTATGGATTTACACACATCTATAAATCTATTTGTTAATAATTTTGAAAAAGCAGCCACACCAACCGAACGCGAACTACTAAATGAAAGCACTTACGATAATGTAGCCGTTATAGCTGAAGTTGTTGCGATGGCTTCTACATTGCCAGAATCGCAATCAGAATGGTATTTAAACGAATGTAAAAAATTATTATTTTTAGCTTACAACAAATCACAAAATGAACTGCGTAGCGAAAGCGGTGAATAAATTGTTTCCTAATCAGGATTTAACCGAATTTTACGACCGTAAATTAGGCGTTGGTATGGGTGATATCCAGCGCATGATACCAACGGATTTATCTGTATGGGCCGTTTATTGCAACCATCACAAATGTGTTAATTTTGACCTTATAAGGCAGCTACCTAAAACCGAACATTTTATACCTTTATTTCTATTTAGTTCGGTTATGTCGGACCGCTTTAAGCTACATTGTGAATTTGCGCTATGGGATAGAAACACAGTTGTAGTTAATGATATTGAACACGATGCTGATGAATACTTTCAACGTAACAAAATACTTCAGGTTGCAGCGCTAATTAAGTTTGAAACACACGAAATACTGATAGCTAAGAAATGAAAAATTTACCGACATTTGAAGAAAAACCGCTGCCTAAAAAAGACAGCGGCAACACATGAAAACAGCAAAAGAGCAAACTTTATTTAGGCTCGGTATCTTTACCGGGCTTTTTTAATATATTTTTAGGATTGGGTATAAAGCCTTTAAAATAACCGATTATATCTACACCTGTTGTTTGTGATACGTTTTCAAAGATTGATTTTAGTTCAATGCCACAAACAAACAAAGCAACGTAATAACTAAGTGTAATTTCAAGATCAAGCATCCAAGTAAAAACTTGACTACTTATTATTGCCAAACAATAATCATTCATTTTGTTTATTGTTCTTCTAAAACCGCGCGATTGTATTTTTTCTTTTAATGCTTTAGCTTTACGAACGCCTGTTAAAAAGTCAACTAATAGTAAAAAACTGAGGCAAATAATAAGCGGCTTTAAAATGCAAAGTTGCTGCTTAATTTCAGGCAAAATCTTAATAAAATAGTTTAGCGAATCAGATGCTAATCTGAGCGAATCGGCGGTAATAGTCAGGGAATCCATCAGTAAATTTTAATGTAGCGTGAAACAATAACAGCGGTTGGTGTACCAATGAAGATATACCACCACGGCAGGGAAACGAATATAACAAAGAATGTAAATGTAAATAGTGAAACCCATGTACCAAAACAGATTGGGCAGGCCCCAAGCATAGACCAAGGGTTATTTTTCATATTGTTTTCGACATCATTATAAACGTCTTGAACTTGCTGCAAATAGTCTTTATAAATAGTATCAGCTTCATTAGCTGTTTTGTTTTGCAGTTCTTCGTTTAGTTCCTTATCGCGTTTTTGCTTCCACGCGTTATATTTTGCCCACACACGGTTTTTTTCTTTTGCTTCAAAGTCTAAGTACAGTTTAGAAATAAACTTGCCGTAAGATGAAAATATACGCCCAGAATAATATTCTCCCTGCACAGGTGAACCAATGCAATAATGCAAAAACTTAATTGCAAAGGCTGCAAATATTGATAATGTTATTAGTGATAGCATATTAGTCTATTGGTGGGAATGGCGGTGATGGTTTTGGCTTATATTCTATCAAAGGTAATGTTTTTACCCACATAAATTCAGGATTTACGCAAAATTCCATTTCCTGAACTGAAATTATCCATTGGTCGAAGTCATCCTGAATTGGGTTAAAATAGCTGTCATCGTCGTAAAGCTGACCGAATAAGCTATCTTTTTGCGATTCTGTTAAAAGTCCTACTTGTATCATACTTGTCTACCTAAAGTTGTATTAAATGCCTGCACGGCTGTGTATAAATTAGCTGCATCGGTATCTGTTAAGCCGTCACCGATGGATGCAAAAGCGCATTCTCTATTACTCCATACAGCACCACTACCTGCAAAATTAAACGCACCTAACCATATTGAAAATGTTGATGTAAAATTTGAACTTGCAGTGCCATTTATTACTATTGATGAGTTTCTAAACAATTTTATTACATTGCTTGCAGTTCTACTTCCACAAAAAAAAGCGGCAGTATTAACACCTGCAACCCTATTAGTAGTAGCACTATTATTTATCCAAATTGCTGTATCTGTTATTGGAGCAACGTGTGTTCTGCCTTGTAATAAAGTATAGGAGTCTGGAGATGAATTACCGCCACCAATTTCACATCCTGTTGATGTGTTATTTGTTCTACTATAATAAGAAATATGAACACTATTTAAAGAAATAGCTGATGTACTTAAAAAACTATTTGCATAACCATTAGTTCCATTTGGTAGCGCACCATTTGAGCTATGAGTCCAACCCCCATTAAACACCAACCTAAATGCTGCGTTAGTATCTAACGGATTTATTAGGTTAAACTTATGCGTTGTAGCTGTACCTCCCACGAAAGGATAAATAGCTTTAAATTTTTGCCAAATATTGTTAGCCTTTAGTGATAGTACTAAGGTATTGATAGCAGTTTTTTGCGTGTTATCTGTAATGCCTGCTGCCGTAATAAACGCCTGCGCATCGGGGTCATAAGCAACCCCAAAAGAATAAGGATTTATTATCATCTTGTTCCTATTAGAGTGATTTTCAAACCTGTTGCTGTGCCGTTTCCAATCTGGTCGATATCAATTGTTATTTCGCTGTCGTCAGTTAGTGCAGATGTTGTTATCGTTGCAGCCGTTGCAGCAGTAACAGATGTTTTTTCTGTATTGTCAATGGTCAATTTTGTTCCCAAAACAGATGTGCCGCCTTGATTTATGTCAACGGTGAATATAGAACCGCTTGCTTGTGCCGTTGTAAGCGAAGCACGTACCGAAGTTAGTGTCATTGCGTGTGGCATCCTAAAGGTTACCTTTGCCGTTCCAGTTGTTAAAGCTGTTGTTTCATCCGATGCAGCGAGTTGTATCTCGACAGCTTGTCTTGTATCGTTTTCTACGTGTAACAAAATGTGTCCATCTACTGCGCTTTTCTTTGCGCAATATCCGATTATAACTATGTAATTAGGTGATGCAGGTTTAACATTTGTAATTTCACCTGCTACAGTTGGACTAAGATACAAAATATCACCTTCAGTAAATGCGTTTGTGTTTAATCCGTGTACTAATCCGTTTATTGCCACAAATCCATTTGAACTATCTGCAATATCTTCGGCAACAATACCAAAAGCTGTTTCGCTATTTGCTACGCTGTCTGCTTGTGCTAAGTTTATACCAACAAATCCGCCTGCAACACCAACTACCTTTACAACGCTGCCTTTTGCTATTAAAGAACCGCTTGTATTACGTGCCTTAATAACTAATTGTTGACCAACCTTATTTTTTAAACCACCTTGTAAACCTAAATCTAAAGTACCATCTGTGCTATTCCAAGCTAACTCCCCAACACCAACAGAATGCGCTGCTGCTGTATCAAAATCCAAATAATCCAAGTCTATAATTCCAGCATTTGCTGAATTACCAAAACCTAAAACACTTGCTAAGTCTTGCGAACCACCGCCACCACTAACTACAAAAAAAAAATCAGTACTTAACAATTGCGCTAAGTCTGCACAATTACCCGAAAAAGCAATTGCCGCTGCTGGTACTACTTCAGTATTTGCAACTTGTGCAGGGTCTATGTATTCAACGCTGCCGTTATCTTGAACTACTTTAACGCTGCCGTTAACGTTACATTCAATTTCAACTATGTCAGGGCTAAGGCTGTTAATGAAATCTCCCGATGTCGTATCATAAATTGCGACATTACCGTTAGCTAATTTTACTATGTCAATCATTTTTTATAAGTTTATTTGATTATTTGATAATCCTACTTTAGTACTAAATTCAATGCAATCATATTCGATGCCGTCAACTTCAATATTTAGAATTTCGCCGTTAGGGTCAATTATTTGACCAGTATATGTGTAATTTTCGTTTAGGTTTGTCATTGTAAAAATAACTGTTTCACCATCTAAAACATCAATGCTGTAATAAATAGAAATACTACCAAAACTAAGCTGCAAATCCCAAATGCCTTCTGTTAGCGCATCTGCAACAATACCCGTATCAAATACAGCATCACAACTGTTAACACAGCCCAAATTTAACGTATTTTCACAACAATTACAACAAGCCATATATATAAATTTAA